TTTGATTTCCTTAAGGATGGTATCTAAAGCTTCGTCAAATTTGCTTGCGGCAGTTTCAGTAAGACGCGCGGTAATGCGTTCTAGGGTGTACATGTCAGGTGTATCCGAGTTAGGTTTCAAACGTGCCTGAAAAGCCCACAAAATCTCTAGACTCCTTTATCTCATTCATGCCGACCCCTCAAGCCAGAGCTGCCAGTTCGGTTTCTGATATTTCCAAGGAATCCTTACCAATCATGAGTGTAAGTTGAATCTCATGCACCGCGAGTATAGGCACGATATAGACACCGATGTTCAGAATACCGGAGTTCACCAGAGCCGGCGGGTTGTTCGTGGGCGTGATGATCACTCGGAAAGACTTGATACCTCGCGCGTTTTGCACAGTGCGCAGGTAGTCTTCCAACCCGAACTTGAGCTGCCGAGACAGGATGTCATCACCCGGCTCTTGCAATCCGTAGATCAGGAACTGATACACCGAACGCTTGATGACGTTGCACAGCACTCGCACGTTCAGGAACTGCAGAGCCGATGACTTCGCGTACAGGGTCTGTTGTTCCCACAGCGGAATACCCTGACCGATAAACTTCCGCATGTAGTTGACTTGAGACTGATAGAGAAGGGTCGCTTCCCCATCATCATAGGTCTCACGTACATCCAAAGCATTCAAGAGACCCCGGTTCAAACCCGCCATCGAGAACCACGGTTGAGCGATACGGGTGGTCCGTGCCAGCAGTCCAGCCATCGCACCCGAGGGAGGCACGTACAGCACTTTCCCGCTGATCGGGTCCATCTCCTGCAGGTCCGAACAGAACAGCGCCGAGTACGACGAGTTCAGATTCAAGTCCAGATTACGGAAGTCAACCGCTGATTGAGCCGTTTGAGCACCGGCTGGGAGATCAAGGAACGAAACACAGTCGAACCGTTGTTGAGCCAACGCGTCCATCTTGCGTTGAACAGCCACGTCGGTGCGACCAGCGTTCACCAGCACGTCGACCTTGTACTTCTCCTTGTTCTTGAAGACATCCCAACCCGCGTTGATGTTCGCTGAGGTAGGAGCTGACCCCGAGTCACCCCCCGCGAGGTTCACGATGGTTGAGGTCGACCGAACCGTTGGTACCGTCAACAGCGCCGGAAGGTTCGATACCACCCGGAAGTACTTCGAGAAGCGATTTATCCGTTGCTCGATTTCCATCTGAACACCGGTCTCATCCGTTTGGTCAAACATCGAGACTTGGAAGGACTCCAAAGGCGTCGAACGGTTGACATCGGTGTCGAACATCTTCAGAATGAAGTTCGTCGACGGAGCGGGGAGAGCTGAAGGCGAGGTGATAGGGTTCTTGGAGTTGTCGATGGTGTACGAACCGTCATCAACGAAGGTCGTGGTCGTAGCACCAACCTGAGCAACGAAGCCAAGCGTCGGACCCACTCGACCATAGACCTTGTACCCAATCGCGTTGGGAACAGCGTTCCACGACAGATTCGCGGTGTTCGTGGTCGTAGCCGAGCCGATGATAATGGTCACCGGAGTGGTTGCCAGCGTTTCACCGTTACGTGAAATAGCCGCTACCGAATAGGTGTAGGTGGCAGCGGTCAACGTTCCACCGGTGATCGATGAACCTACCGTCAGCCCCGTCGGTGCTTCCAGGTTGTCCGATTGAATGGTAAAGCCGTGGTTGTTCGCGTACGAACCCGGACCCCGCGAACCGTACAACAGGAACAGCGGCGTTTCACCAGCACCAACCAGAGCATTCCAGTCAGGTTCCTTGGGGTTCACCAATCCACTGGTGATAGGAGCAATGACAGTAGCTCCACCAGCGGTCACCTTGGCGATCGCTGTTGAGTACTTAGCTCCCGAGCCCACGACTCGCTTGCAGTAGGCGAGGTTGCCCTCAGCAAAGTAGTCAAGGAACGCGTAATGGTCAAACGACATCCGTGCGTTAGGGTTGTTGTACTCGAACAGCGCATCATCACCGTTCGTCATCAGCTTGACATCGGTTGAACCCTGATTGGACACCACCAGAAATACCGCCGTAACGGTAGCGTTCTGAGTAATGGTCGTCGAGAGGTCAACCTCAGTTATCCGGATGTCGCTGCTCCGTCTAGCTAGAACCGGCATCACGCACCTCCTTGGGTTTGGTTACGATAGTGTGCGTGCACGATAGAACCTCTCTTTTGTTTGAAAAACACGATCACTTCCATCACAGTCCTCTCAGTCAACCGTGACCACGCGAACCCGCGGATGTTGCCGTAGATACGGTTCCTTGATCTCGTACTCGGAAGGGATCTCAGCGCGACTGCCCGGTTGAACGAACATCGAATCGCTGCGACCTTCCGGATCCACGAGAGGAACTACAGCTAGAATTCTCGTCTCATTGATGACGATACGTTTGGCCATTTGAAGTTCCTTGTCAAATCTGTTGAAGTTGTGCGCGCACTTGCAGAAGACTGTTGTTGGTGATGACCAGACTGCCCACATCATCATCGGTGATGTACAGACGATTGACCTGGACAGCGAACGGTTGACCGTTACGAGGGGTAACCGACAGCGTCACCACGCTTGAAACCACCAGCATAGTAAAAATACTCGGGTTCATAGCGCTGGGAGTGGTCCAACTGTAATTCTGTCCAGCATCAATCGTTACGTAGTCCTGAGTAGTGTTGCCGGTCTGTGACGTGTAATTGAAGGTGCTCGAAAACACGCTACGTCGAGCAACCCCCTCAGCCATCATCACCCCGACATTGAGCAGTATCGCTCTTGTCAAGTTGGTAGCCATGCGGCGAACTCCTGGTTCATTACCATCTCAGCTTTCATTACTTTCGCTTTCCACGTTCTCGTTCATTTCAGGTCGCACCGCTGACCTCCTGAACCTCCAGACCTCGGTACCCGGCTTGGGTTCTTCTTTCAAGAGACCAGTGATCTGCACGGTATCCTTGATCTGTTGTTCAACGACCGTCTCATCTGAGATGTGACCACGAATGATCAGGTCAGCGGTTGCAACGTATTCGGGAATGTTCTCAGCGTCACCCTCTTTCTGAGGGAACGTTATGCTTTCCGAAGGCACCACTGAAATACCGAAGTGCGACAAACCGTAGGCCACATCGAAGTTGAAATGGCCTCGACGTCGAGCCATCAACCAACGACGAGCGTACCGCAGGATTTCACGGTAGTCATTGGTAACGAATTCAACGGTCACCGCGAAGTCAACCGCCAATGAGTGCATTCGGAAACCACGGATTTGATCATCGGACAACGCAACCAGCCGTCCCCTGCGAGCTGACTCGGTGTTGTTGCCTCGTTCCGTTGACTCGGTCCAACTGTTCAGAGTGAAGAACGCGTACGGGTAGGACTTGGCGCCATCCTCAAACAACCTCTTCAAAGCCGGCAGCTTGTCGGTGGACGAGACCCAAACCGAACGAGCCTCGAAGATACGTAAGAACTGCTTCTGGAACCCTTCGAAGATGTATTCGTCAATGGGCTTCAGATTGAGGTTGAGTCCGGATATCGCAGCCTTACTGGTATTGGTACGTCCACTAGATAGTGGAACATTCTGACTCGCCACAAGACCTCCAAAAACAAAAAGGGTGGCAGCCCCTTGTCGAGCGCCACCCTTTTCATTCAGAACACCAGCAGTGATGAACCGACGTCAGAACTCAGAGAGGTCATTTCGTCAGGTTATGGATGATGCGACGAAACTTCGCTTCTTCCATCGACGAGCCTTCCTGAACTTCCGGCATCGATTCCTCGTCATCGACCTCGACCTTCAGTTCCTCGCCAGCGATGTCCTGGTCCAGATCCGAGTCGAAGTCCGAGGCAGTCAGCAGGCGCTTGATCGAGCCCAGAGGCGGCACCTTCGAAGCCTTCTCCGCTTTCGCTTTGGAGGCTTGAAGAGCGTCGTGCGCTTTCTGGTTGTTGTGATCGATCAGAGCGATAGCCGAAGCGATCTGCGGGTGCTTGACAGCGGCCATGAACAGCTTGGCCGCCTGCGTGGTTTTACCGACACGGGCATACTCGGCCGAAGCAGCGAGAATGTCCAGCGCTTGATTGTATTTCATGGTTGGTTCCTTGGATGAATTGGGTTCAGTTAAACGCGAATCCCCACCGCTGCGGAGCGGGAGTTCGCAATCGCCAACGAGAACGATTCAGCCAGAACCCAACCACGTCCCAGAACGTGTTCAGTCGTAGTATCGATCGGTTGCGAGTCGATACCACCACGATCCGAGTAGGCGCCGTGCGTCAGCGGATCGGAAACCACCACGAACTCACCCTGGTTCAGAACCTTGTGTTCCGGATGGCGATAAGCTTCGGAGATGATGGTCATGCCGTACAGCACCGCCAGCTCACCGGTCATAATGAGCTCGTGGCGCGAAACCGGCTCGATGGCCTGAATGAACGTGCTGTCACCAACGATGTCGGTGTACAGGTCCGAAGCCATCAGCAGATACGGAACCTTCAGACCCCAGCGAGCAACTTGCTGGCGGACGTTCATGAGCGCCAGCGGAGTCAGCGTGCCAGCGATGGCCGTCTGGTTGTTGTCAACCCCCATCATGGCCCGAATGGCGTTCATCCACAGTCGGTCCTCGGTCACCATGATGGCTTCCAGGGCCTCGACGTATTTCTCGTCGAGAACGTCGGACGTCGACTGGTTGATCTCGTTTTGCGGGATAAACGGCCGAGTGCCAATCTGGAACTCAGGCGGCATGAGCCACTTGTCGGTAACCAGATCGGTTTCCATGCGAGTGGGTGAGGTGAACCAGAACGCCTGCACGTTCTTCAGTCGAACCGGGAAACGGGGGATCTCACCCTGTTTCAGTTCGATACGATTCAGGAACCGACGGCAGAAGCCTTTCCGGTTGCTGGTCATGTACAGGTTCTCGGCCATCTTCTCGCCGATGACCCGGTGAGCCACCGGGTCGTTGTAGGCGGCCTTCACCAGTTCAGCGTGTTGCTTCGCCAGTTCAGCGCGACGAACAGCGGCGTTTTCGGTGACAACTTCACCTTTCGAAGCCATCTCCATGAGCTTGGTCGAGCGCTCCAGGAGTTCCTTCTTCGAACCGGCGTTGACTTCGCCGTTACCAGCGACGACACGCTCTTGGGAGTCGTTGAATCGAAGCTCCGTAGCCACGATAGGGGTCTTGGTTTTCATATGAGTGAGTCCTTGTGGATTACAACGCCTAGGCTATCAAGCGCCAGCCGCAGCGAATTGGAGGCCCAGGAACGGATAATCCACCGAAGGAACATCCGTAACATAGCCGTTGACAGTAGCACCGCTGCCCGTATTGGTCAGCAGACCGCCCGCACCCGTTTTGATGGTCGTGACCGCCGACCAGTCAATCGTGGTATCGAAGCAATTGGTAAAGATTTTACCGTTCTGAGCAACACCGACGGTGCCAAGCTGATGACCAGCGTAGCCACCCGGAGTCACGTCACCGTATTTGAGCTTGAATTCAGCCACCGTCAGAGCGTAGCGATACGTGACACGCACCGTGTTACCGGTCGCGCCACGAGTGCTCGCTGCCGTGATGGTAGCGACGTTACCCGAAACAGCCAGATTGCCACCCGAGATCGCGCCGCCGTCGGTGATGTCATACACCGAAGTCGTGGACGACGTCGGAGTACGCGACAGGGTGATAGCGCCGCCAGCCGGGATCACGAACTGTTCAACCTTGACTTCGGTGTTGACCAGGAAGTTGGCCGCCGAGGTTTGAGTGAACGAGAAACCAGCGAAGATCTCGCCGGACGAACCACCCGACTTGGCCACGCCTTGAACACCACCCGAAAGCGTGGTGACCAGAGCGAAACCTTCGCCGTCGATGGTGGCGCCAGAGGCGATGCGCATTTCCTTCGAGAAACGAACCTCGGTGAGAGGACGATAGACAGCCATGTGTATAACTCCTAGTGAATGAGGCGGTTAAAGGCCAGCCTCGAAAGTTAGTGCCACGCGACCTGACAGGACGTCGCTCGCGGACACCGAATGTTTGTTGGAGGGAACGGTACGACGTACGATACTAGCCGCTTCAGCATGACTCGTGACGTTATCGAACTCATCGCCCATGTCATCCGAATTCTCAACCATGTCCTCAGCGGTTTCCTGAGTAATAGCCAGAATATCAACCAGAGCAGCACGGGCTTCATGCGATTTGCTCATCAGCACATCAGCGTGAGCCAGCAGATCCTTGGTAAAGGGAATACCCGCTGTCTGGAAGACGCGAGCAACCATGGGCTTGGGATTGCGCATACCCAGGGTTTGCAGTTCACGCACAAACGCTTCTTGCAGGATGTTCGGACGGTCTTTCCAAGTGTTGCGAGCAAAACCAGCGGCAGCAATAGCCAGTGACTGCTCGAATTTCTTCATGAACGCTTCCCGCTCGGCTTTCGCTTCTTGCAGCATCTTGGCTTTCTCAGCGTTAACCGCTGCTTGAGTCATAGCCTTGATGCGCAGAGGCTTGAAGCCAAACGCGTCCAGCGAAGCACGGAGACCCTTGGATTTCGCCGAATACGCTACCGCCTTGTGGAAGGCCGCTTCGTACATGATGTCAGCGTTCGCCTTGGCGTCAGCTTTCTTGAGCGTAGCAACTGCCACGTGACCCTTCATGGCGACCAGCCGGTTAGCGACTTGCGTGAACGACAGCACGTCATCGCCATCATCGATCATCAGCGAGTCCATGATCGGGTCACCAACGTCAACCTCGTACGGCAGGTTGGTGTCGTCCAGAACGCCCACGTCAGCCAGACCGTCATCGGCTTCCAGCGACATAGGTTCATCCAGAGCACCGAAGTCCGCCGAGGTCATGAACTTCTTCGACGATTTCGAGAAGAACGCTTTCACTTCGTCATCGGAGTCGTCTGAGCCTTCCGAACCGTCATCTTCGCTCTCACCCGAGTCCAGCATAGCCTCGGCTTCTTCCTTGCCGTCGCTGTAATCGTTGTCGGCCATGTCATCAACGTTCGAACTGGTTTCGGGAGTCTTCAGTTCAGGCGCTGTGCCGGTGTCGTTGAGGACCGACGGTTCCGAGTTCGAAGGAGTCGGTGCGTTTTCAACATTGGTCGCCGAGGCTTTCGTTTCCGGAGGCTCGATGCGTTTCAGATCATCGTCCTGGTCAGCGTTGGCGTCACCGAGTTTCATCGGCTCGTTGGGATTAGCCGGAGCCAGTTCAGCCATAATGTCCAGATTGGAGCCACAAGCCGAGCAATGGATCTTCTTGCTGGCGGCTTTCACCAGAGCAAGCTGGACCACGTTGAAGTTCTTGCAAGTATGGCAAATAACCGCTGAAAGCTCGGAATCCGCTTTCACGTTCAGCGCGGCTTTCTCTGCGGTCTTCTTGACTTGATGAGACCCGCAAGTAACGCACAGGGGTTCCATCGAAGCTTCAGCAATCATCGAAGTCCCGCAATCGCTGCAACCGAAAGAAGCGTATTCCTTCTTTTGGAGACCAGCCACCACCGAGGGCGCTTCGAGGATTTCCTTTTCGCGTGAAGCGTAAACGAACGCTGAGCCGATCACTTTTTTGATCTCGGCAGCAGCAGTCTCTCGTTTCGGCATTACAAGGCACCTCGTGTAGTTAGAACAAGTGGAAAGGATAGCGTCAACGCTCAGGAAACGAATTGCCGCGAGGACACCGTTTCCTGAGCGATTTTTCGCTACGAATTAAAATGCGGTTTGGCGCATTACCTTCAACTTTTCGGTGGTTCGTCAACACGAGGGTGGCGAGCCAGCAACGACGAGTGGTGAGTACGTAGCTGTTGAGCTTTTAGTCTCTCAGCCTCTCGTATGATCCATCCGAAAACATCACTCTCTTTATCCCAGTCATAAGTTGGGAACTTTGGTGGCTTCTTAGCAGTCATACCAGATATTCGTCTTTTCAATCGTTTGAACATTAGGGAACAGAGAGTCGACTGTCACCACCAATTCGGGAGCGTATCCAAAGTTGTAATGGGATCCCACCAACATGTCACATCGCTTTCTGAAGATAGGGAGCATGTCAACGAGCCAACGAGTGGAGCGATCAGCGTCAACAAAGATGAGATCGTAGTGATCGTCGAGTTCCGTTGACTTGGTAACGACTTCCTGGCGAATTACGTGGTCGATGTCCGGGCGACGTTGCGACAGCTCATCAAGGAATTGCAAGAACACGTTGAGTGGGTCAAACGAACGGTCCAACCCTAGTCGTTCTAAAGCGGGCGTTGAGATGTACCGCAAGTCAAAGGTGTCGATGGAGGTGATCTGCTTGACCGAAGGAACCGTTGAGATCGATTGAGTGGTCGAGCCGGCAAAGACTCCTATTTCCAACACTGATATCGGTTGCTTGTCAACAAGAACGGATAGAAGCGCCTCCTTGTCGGCTGGCGCCATCCAAGCCGGAATGTTTAGCACTCCCCAGCTCACTCAAAGAACGAGAAGAACGACACGTTGACTGGAGCGTTTACCAACACCGACAGAGTTCCGATGAGGTTGGACATCTGAACGTTGACACCTTCCGCTACCGTATTGTTGTAGATCTGTGGAGTCGGTGTAGGCGTAGGAGTGGGCACAGGAGTTGGGGTTGGTACTGGCGTTGGAGTAGGGACAGGAGTCGGGGTAGGAACGGGAGTGGGCGTAGGAGTAGGAACCGGAGTCGGTGTTGGTGTCGCAGCGACAGGGACAGGAGCGGGACTTTGAGTTGGAACGCTGCCGGTGTAATGCAACGGTGACCAAGTGGACCTAGACAGAGCCATGTTGAAGCCTCATTTCGAAGAAGACCATCAGATAGTTCGCAGCAGACCCAAAACTCCACCCGGTAGCGTAGGGTCCATTGTCCCTACCACTCGGGCTACGACACATCCCTTGGTGTGCAGCGTCAACGTGTCACTAGGAGACGAAGTAGCGAGCGGGAACTGGTCAAACAACCCAAATCGAAGAGGACGCAGGTTGGTTGAGGCTACGGTCACGTCGTAGTTGCAACCCACCGGACCTGAATAAGCTATGAGGTCATCTGACAGGTCATTGGTTTCGTTGGCGTTGTACAAACGAACGAAACCGGTGTTATCAGCAACGTGATTGATGTGGAAGACAAAGTATTGCCAAAGCGCGACACCGTAACCATTGATGGTTTTGTAACGTAGGTTAGGGAACCAACCATTGTTGGTGAAATTCCCGTTCGTAATCGTATCACCACCGTAATACACGTCCCAACCTGAATAACCGGTTGTCATCAGAGCGACTTGACCTGGACCGTTGTGGACTCGCTGTCCTGGGAGAGGATCAGGTTCACCTATCTCAAAGACAGTGATTCCTCGATTACACAACATGGTGTCCTGATGAAGACAAACGGCAAAACCGATCACGTACTCGCCACCCATCATGATCGAATTCGTGAAATCACCGTTACTTATAATAATCTCGGAACGTCGAACGGTTGGAATGAGTCCAGGCGCTAGATAGTTGGAACCCCAGGTCGGCCAAGTCCCTCGTATGAAATGACGGAAAGCCCGCCGACTTCCGTTGAGGGGGTCGTCTTGTTTGATTAGGGGCGAGAGGTCATCGGTAATGGCGGGCAGACCCGTTTCGGACACAGTTGAAAGAGGTGGAGGAGGGTAGGTCATTGCTAAAGCGTAGGAATGACCAGGGGCGACGTTGAAGCTACGGTCCGGATAGACCGCATAGATGATGCGGCTATCCGAACGACTTATGGGCGTGACAGCCATTGTTGGTTATCCCGCCTCTACCGTGTCCATAATGACGTCCTCGTTGATATCCGGGCGGCCCGCTGCTGTTCCTACGGTAGTGATCAGCATTCCATCGGTGATACAAGACAGATTACCGTTATACCCTGAGTATCCAGCATAAATGGTGGTCTTGGGATGGAACGTACCTGCACCACCCGGCCAACCCATCGACCCGGAGTAGTTGACGAACTGTGTCTTGGTTCCCGTGACAGTGTCACGCATCCAAACCCGCAGTCGACCGATACTAGAATTGTTGTTGATC